CTTCACGCAGATCGAAGCCCTGATAGCCCTTATCCCACGCACGCTGCATAGTGTGCGCCGCTTGGTATGGGCTGCGGTTGAACATGCGGTTCTTACGCACAGCTGCGTTGCCACCCTGCACATGCAGAGCCGCGTCGTAGATCAGGCGGTCGAGCATCACATCAGATTCAGACGCCAGACCCATACGAGCCATAGCGTTGCGGAACATCATCTTCACTTTGTTCCAGAATTGACGGACGCCGCTATCAGTAAGCAGCGACTTCTTGCTCTCGGCGATATGCGCCAAGATTTCACGAGCCTCTTGCTCTTCGCTCAGGTTGTACTCGCCTTGATGGTTTGTATATTCCTTGCGTATATCCTCAAGCACCCTCTGGATGCGTGGATTGCTGCGAAGCTGCTTAACTTGCTTAATCAGGCTGTTGAAGCCAGAGCGGCCCAGCACGCTTTCAAGACCGGCGTGACCGATAACTTCGTGCGCCAGAATAGTTTCAGCGACAAACACAGAAGTAGCATCGGCTACGATGTAAACCTTACCCTTGTGGAACACACCCTGTACGTTATTTGGTACATCAACGGGCAGTTCGCTCCGTGACTGGACGATCTCAACGCCGACATCTTTCAAGCGTCTGATGATCGGGTTCAGAACCTGCTTCAGCTGCTCAACAGTAGACTGGCGAGATGGGTTGTACGGGCCGCGCTTCAGTTCGGTATCGAAGTCAACGTCGTCATCGACATCAAATTCAATGCCTTCTTCTTCAATCTGACGGATTTCTTCAGCGATCGCCTTGGCTTCAGCATCTGCCTTTTCCTTAGCGGTAGGCATCTTCTGGTGCATCTGCTTAGAGAGCTCCAGTGCCTGATCAACATTCGCAGTGAAGTAGGCGTCGTTGAGAACGCGAGTGGTTATAGAACGGGTGGCTTGCGCACGCGACTTTTCGTTGTCGATGCGGTCCATATATTTGTTGGCTTGCTCATCGTTGATGTAGCCTTCACTTACAGCAGTATCCAAGAGCGTAGCGAAATTCGCTTCATTCGGATTGTCCATGACCCGCTGGAGGTCAATGGCGGTCTGCGGCAGTTCTAGTGCAGCTGGCTCTCCGACTGTTCCTCCAACGTCTCCCACAGCACCTGCGCCACCGCGTGCCATTGTTCCTTCGTCAGGTGTCGTAGTCCCCGTGGGGGCTGTGGATTCGGGCTGCACTCCAGCCACCTCCACGCTTTCGTCAACTGCTGGGCCGACATCGGCAGTCTCTTCGACCCGTTGATCAGCACTAGATACGGTATCTGCCCTTTCGGCAGCTTGTTCTGCTTCATTCGCAGCTTTTTGGGCGTCTGCGACTGCATCATCAGCCTCCTGTTTAGCTCTGGCGGCTTCTTCCGCCATACGCTGTACTTGCTCGCCGAGGTCTTTGATAGCTCTGTCCTGCCGCTCTAACTGAGCAAACATGTCAAGCTGAGCAGGTTGAGCACCTCTGCCTGTAATCTGAGCTGCCAGATCACGGCGTTGTTCACGACGACCGTCGAGTACAGATTTTCTAACTTCAGCCCATTGCTCTCCTAAAAGCTCTCTACCGCGAGCGTTAACATCACGGACGCCTTTAGCATCATTTGAAGCTGTAGCTCTGGTGTACTCATCTACCAGAGTCTTAGCTGTCTCTTTGGTAGCACGTGGTCTATTTGGGATTACGTCTTCGACATACTGCATATCGAGTTCAAACTCGATCGCACTTAAATCCTGCTCACGGCGAGCTTGATCTGCATACGCCTCGTCCAGAGTAACGGTAGTCAGCGCTTCTGGCGCTCCACGACCTGCGTAAGCAGCGTCTTCTTCAGCCGCTCTACGTTCCGCATCAGCCTTACGGCGAGCTTCTTGTTGGGCATCGAGGCGAGCGCCTATTTCTTCACGAGCACGAGCTTCAAACGGCTCCTGACGTGCGCGAAACGCTTCATACTTAGCCGCTTGTTCAGCTTTTAATTTCTCGCGAGCTGCTTGAGCAGCTTGCGGATCGGTAGCCGCCAGACCCTCAGTCACCTGAAGGCGGTTATCCAGATATTGAGCCAGATTGCCAGCCCATTTCTGAGGCATATTCGCCAACTCAGCGGACACCTCTGCGATCTTAGCGCGATCTTCTGGGCGAGATAGGTACAGCCCAGACAGCTTTTCTTCAACCTGACTGTAGACTTTTGTGTCTTTAGCTGGCATGCCGCCAAGATTCAGGTCAGCACGGTTGAGCGCTGGTGGGCCAAATTCCAACTCAAGCTGATTCTCATCAAACACAGAGTCAGTTGGCACCACTTCAGCTTCAGCAGTCATCGGCTCACGCTGAGGGCGAACTTCACCAAACAAGTCTGGTTGTGCCTGTTCAAAAGTCTGCGCGCTTTCTGCTGCGCGTTCTTCGCCTTGGCGTTGTTGCAGCGTTCCAGAGTCAGTAATCAACTGACGACCCTTAGCAGCCTCAAGGTCCTGCTTCAACTTGTCGCGAATCTCTTTGCGCTCTTTGTTGTTGAATACAGTCTTGGGGAAAGTCTCATCAAACGTATCAAGCAAACCCTGAGTCTGGGTGATGATCTCTGCGTCGGTGCGAACTTCACGAGAAGGCAGCGGTAAATTCATCTGCCCCGGTGCAACAGGAGTAGCAGCAGGTGTCGGTTGCCCGAAATCCATCTCAATTTGCTGCGGAGCGTTCATGTCTTGCTGCTCTAACGTAAAGTCAGAAACAGCCGCTTGTGCTGCCGCTTGCTCAGCAGTAGGAACTGGAGGGCCAGCAACCTCTGGGATGCCCGGTAGAGGCATCTGGGTTCCGCTCAGACGGGCAGCTCTTTCAGCCTCCTGCGCCTGCTTGAGGATAGTCGCTTCTCGGTCAGCCTTAATCTCACGATTGGCGCTAACAACGCCAGCTGGCAGACCAAATACACCACCGAGAGCGGCACCAAGAGCCGCCTGCGTACCAACGCCAGCCATCGGGTCGACGCTTGGATCGTATTTTTGAGCGGTCAGACCGGAAATGTAGGCACCCAGTCCTTCTTCCGCACCTTCCTGACCAGCTTCACCGAGGAAGCCTTTAGCGGCAGCACGAGTTCTCGGCATACGCTTAGCCACACCGGTGCCAGTTCTAGCAAGTGTAGTAACGCCCGGTAGAGCCGCTTCAACAGCCGTAGCGCCCGGTAAGAGGGCACCAGTGCCCAACGTGACACCTGCCGCCTGAATAGCGTCTTTCTGAGCCTCTACGAGGGCCTTCTCAGCAGCCATCTCCTCAGAGTAGCCCTGACCGATCATGGTGTCGTACACCTTGTCGTACGTCTGCATGCCGATGTCAGAGCCCTGCATAGCGCCTGCGGCACCGAGAGCACCGGTAATACCAGCACGGTTTAGAGTTTGTTTGGTAGCTTCAGGGAGAGCACGGGCTGCTAGAGCACGAGCGCCAGCACCAGCCTTAGCGATTGGGAGAAGCTGCGGAATCTGCTCAACAGCTAGGTCGAGCAAGTACATTGGGTTACGAGCGATGTACGACAGAGCCGCGCCAGCCTCCTCAGTGAAGCCAGCCTCATCCCCAACCTGAGCCATCTCCTGTTGAAACAGCTGCTCCTGAGCTTTGACCTTTTCTGACTTCTGCTCAGACAGCCAGTCTTGAGCACTTTGAAGCGCCTCAGACGCGACATTATCAGGTTCGTAGGCGCCAGTTAGCGCACCGATGTCGAGCGCAGTTTCACCCAGACCGACGACACCTTTACCGAGGCCGATCGCCGTATCTAGAGCAAATTCAAGTGGGTTACGCCAGCCTGATGCTTGTTGTTCTAGCTTAGCTTGCTGTTGATCCTGCTGATACAAATGGTAAGCGGCCAACTCCTGAGCTTCGCGCTCAGTGACCTGATACGGCATCTCGAAATCGACGATGCGACCATCAGGAGATTGCAGTGAATACTTGTATGCCATTAGGCATCCTCCTCCCGATGGAGCTTATTACTGTGCTGGTCTAGTTACAAACCTGCTTGGATCATACCCTTGCGGCATTACGCCATAGCCTACGCCACCACCGCCGAGCTGCATCAGAGTATCGTACTCTTTTTGGAGCATCGCGATGCGAGAATCACGCATTTTTAGATCATCGTCGTTCATAATCGGCATGTCTTTCAACAGATCAATAGCCTTACGGATGCTCTCTGCTTTTGCAGTTTGAGAGGTAATAGCTTTAGCTGCTGAAAGTTCACGTGCAGCCAGCAGGTCGCCGATTTCACCCAAGTAGAGCTTTTCAGCCGCAGCTTGTGCTTCACGAGATTCTTTAGCGCCTTTGAGCCCCTCGATGCCCGCTTCGCCAAGAGCGCCGAAGAAGTCTGGGTTCTTACTAGCCATCATAGCCAGCCCCATACGCATCAGTGCCTCATTGGTAGAACGACCCTTCGCGTCTTCTTTTGCCGTTTTACGCTCAGACTGAATCTCACGGTACAACTTAGTTAAGTCATCAACTGGGCCTTCAGTAGCCGTAGTGCGTTCAGATAAGTACTGGTTGATGCGCTCATCCGCAGCACTCTGAGCATCTATCTGCTTCTGCTTGCTAGGCGGCTCTACTTTGCCCTGACGAATGTCGCGAATCTGCTCTTCGTCGGTTACGCCACCAATCAACGCTGGGTATTTTTTCTCAAGGCGGTCAGCTTCAAGCTGCGCGTCCTTGTTATCGGTCATAGCACGCAGTTGGGAATGCAGCTCACGAGCACGGTTGGCGTGCCACTGACGCTGTTCAGTTCCCGGCGGCTCACCAAATAGGTAGAGGCGTCCGCCAGTTGCGTCTTTAATCCGCTCTTCGATTTGACCAGTAATCTCACCTACGTCTGGCTGTGGGCCTTGACGGGTTTCAGCCGCTTGCTCTTCAAGAGCCTGCGCTTTACCAATAGCACCAACTTCACGCTGGCGTTTAGCGCGGGCTTCCAAATCAGCAGCTTCCTGTTCTGGGTCTGGCATGCCAAACTCATCAATCATCGGAACATAAGGCTGCGCTTTTGGAGCAGGCTCAGGCTTAGCTTCTGGAGCAGGCTCAGGCTTAGCTTCAGCTGCTTCAGCTGATGGGGTAATGGCGTTTGCCAAAGCACCCAAACCCTTCTCAAAGAAATTAGGCTCAGCTTTAGGGGCGGGCTCTGACGGAGTTGCCGGAGCAATTTGCAGATTCTCAACTGTAGCATTCTGGTTAGGCGCAACCATAGGCTCAGCCACATCTATGTTCGGCAACGGAACATCAGTATTAACAGCCGCCACGCCCATAACTTCTTCATCAGACATGCCAGTGGTATCTACACCACGTGCAGCCAGCATCGCACGAGCTTCAGACGGTGTGCCGCCAGCCTGCAATGCAACAATGCCACCTTCCGCCTTTTTTACCGGCTCAAGCATCGTAGTTTTAGACGGAGGGCACTTTTCTTCCCCAGTATTAGGGTCAGTCCAGCATGCTTCCTTCAAACCTTTTGCATAGCCAGAAGTTTCACCACCCTTCGCAAAGCTCACCAGACCACCTGAAGCCATCTGCTCCATGCTTTGAGCAGGTAACTGGGCGATACCGCCCATAATTTCTTCCGCTACGCTGCCTTGTGGCTGTTGCTCCTGCTGCACGTTGTCGCGCATCTTCTTGCGACGCTGCATTTCAGCAAGCACCAGATACTGCGGTGCGGACCCCATCTGCATGGAATCTAGAAGTTGACGGTCAGATAAATCTTTCAGGTCATTCTGTAGCTTTACGATGTTCATTTCTTAACCACCCATCGCGTTGTATGCGCCGAGACCGGCGATACCAAGACCGGCAATTTGAGTTCCAAGCCCAGCCGTAGGCTGATACGCGATAGTTTCCTGCTGCACAGGAACTGGAATACCACGGAGCAGGGCGTTGTAGAACGCCAGCTGCTGACGCTCGTAGTCGCGAGCATTGACGAAGTCTTGGTAGGCTTGGTCTAGTACCTTCTGAGCTTGCGCCTGTTCTTCCGCACCTGTCGCTTTCTGGAGAGTGAGGCGAGCAGTGTCCAGATTCTGCTGAGCTTCTGCCTGCTGCTGTTGAGCCTGCGCCACCTGCATAGACAACTGAACGCCCTGCTGGCCGTACTGAGCCGCAAACTGATTCGCCGCTTCCTGACTGGTAGCCACCTGCTGCGCCATGTTCGCTGCAAACTGCTGTTGACCCTCTGTCATCTGAGCTGCGGACTGAGCAAACTGCTCTTCTTGCTGACGCGCCGCCTCGGTCTGTTGCTGCGCGGTGAGGCCCATCTGAGCTGCCTGCTGCTGCATGCCTTGTTCTGCACCGAACTGAGCACGAGCCTGCTCATACGCCTGCTGCATACCGGTTGCTTCGATGTTGGCGAGGCGATCCAACATTTCAGATTCAGCCACTGCTTCTTCAGCACCAAACCGACCACCACCGAACGCGCCAGCCTGCACGGCCTGAGCCGCACGGCCAGCCTTGCCGCGCTGAAATTCTTTCATCGCTTCTTTTTTCTGGGTATCCAGCACATTACGCATGTACGGGTCCATCATCGCCTGAGCGGTAGCAGTATCAAATGTGCCCGCTTGGTAGCCCGGAGTAATCTGCTGGGCCTGATAGCCTGAAGTTACGCCAGTCGGAGAATACTGAGTGCCAAAAGTAGTCGGGGCATAAGATTGAACACCTTGCGCGGCTTGCGCTGCATTAGCTAGCCCTGTTTCAGCAGCAGCCATTCCACTCGGAGCTTGCAAACCATAGATGCCCTGCATCGCCGTAGTTTGTTCTGGGGTGAAGCCCTCGATGCGGTCGCCAGTGTATGGGGTATAAGGCTTAATAGACTCTGCTTGAGTCCGTGCCATCATCTCCTCGTAATACGGCTTTGCGTATTCGGGAAGGTTCGTTTGATATGAGGTACTGGTTTGAGTACCGCCGCCGCCACCGCCGCTCATAGGGCTGCCTCCACAATAGAGTATTTTTCTGCCATACCAAACTTGGATTCGTACAACCGCTTGGTTGACTCCCTAGCAGCACCTTCAAGTTTTGTAGCGCCGTATGATTTCAGCAGCTGCTTGAAGTTCTGGATAGTGTCAGGGTCGCTTATCATGCGGCCCCCCATAGCAGTAACAAACGCCACCCGGTCGTTTGGTCTGTTCTCAAAATTTACTGTGCAGGCTCCGCGTACGTCGCCAGAATCGTCAACGGCGACAAATAATTGCCACATGCCGTTAGCTAGGTAGACTTTAGCATGTTCTGCGTTGTAGTCACCTTTTGAAAATTCTAACGCTTTTTCAAGCCATTTTTCCACCAAATTCCACGTCTGGTGGATATTCTCGCGGAGCACTGGCTGCACAATCATGCTGGCATCATCTTGCGTGGGTTAATTTCTTTACCCTGCTCTTTGTTGCCGGTTCTGGCCTGACGGATTCGACCCATCATTCCATAAAGTTGTTGAGCACCTGCATCAGACGAGCCGTTACCCAAGTGACTTACAACGTCAGCAGGGACTACAAACTCACCGTCAGACAGGGCAGCGGGTTGATTGCCGTCGATCATCGCGGGGATGTCGTCGCTCATACCGTCACCAAGCATGCCCCCAGTTTCTAAATATCTGGGGGCTTGGTTAAAATTTCCGACGGCACCACCAGCCGCTTTTTTCTCAGTGCCTCTGGACTGCTCGTACATCTTATTCAGCACGTGCGGGTCCTTGATGCCAAAAATAGCTTCAACCACGTCAGCAGGCAGGCTGCGCATCCACGACTCTTTAGCCATAGCAGCGTCATAATCGCTCTCAAACTGGTCTTTTGTGTATGGGCTAGTTGAGCCGCCGTCCATCAAACCCACGATGCCGCCTTCTGCAAATACCGGGCGGCCTGTATATGGGTTCATCGGCAGTGCTCGCCCAACATTCGCGTAATTCTGGCGGATAGTCTGACGAGTCTTTTCAAGCTGAGCCGCTTTCTCAGCGTCCATCGCTTCCTTTTTGCCCTGCATTTCTTCTGCGGCAGCGTATTGGGCCTGACCCATCATGCCAGCACCGGCGGTAGCCAGAGGAATCTTCTGCGAAGAAACAAACTCACCCAAACTTTTACCAGACGAGTCAGACAAGAGGCTCTTACCGCCTTCATACATCTGCCCATACTTGCTTGGGGTTAGCTTTGATAAGTTAGCTGGTTGGATTTCAGGCTGGAAGCCGCCCGGAGGAGCCATGCCGCCCGGTTGAATCTGGCTAGCAATAGTCGGACCTTCAGTGACATAAGGAATTGACCCGCTAGTGCGAGTGAAAAAGTCAGTAGGCTGCATGCCTGCGGCAGTTATTTCAGAGCCAAACTCCTGACCTAATTGAGTCGCCATTTGGTCTGCGCCAATTCCTTGAGTCGCACCAGATTGAACAGACTCTTGGATCATTTGTTTCGTCGTTTCGTCCAAAGCGGTCTGACCAGCAGCTTCTGCGCCCACGTTAGCCAGTTCGTTTCCGATGCCGCTCATCGCCCCGGCGGTAGCACCTGCCAGTAAACCTTGCTCCAGAGAGCCGGTCGTTGCTGTGGTAGTAGCACCAGAAGCCAGAGCCGCGCCCCATGGGCCAGCAAGAGCACCGCCAGCGATACCTGCTAAGGTAGGCAGTAGATTAAATGCCTCTGGGTATCCGGTAGTCGGATTGATCGTCAGATTCGTACCGTTTGCTCGGGCTAGGGCTTCGAGTCCAGCAACCTCACGGTTATTCATGTGGACCATTGTGTTGTCGCCATTGCGACCGTATTGTGCTGGATTCATAGCAATAACCTTTAGTTTCGGTCAAACTCTAAGTACGATAGATAGAAATGTACCGTAGATTGGCTTGATTCTACAGTGATTTTGTCCCCAGCTTCCAGTACGCATGGTACTCCGTTAAACACGTCAATCGTGCTATTCGAGGATAGCGCGTAATCTTTCAACAAAAATACCTCGGTCCCCCCGCTGTCATACTGAGAGACTGTGATATTTGAGCTAGACGCGTTTCCGTTGGTCACGCGGAGCGAGCGGAGGATTGAAGTATTGGCGTCTGGCACCGTATAAAGGTCGGTTTCAGTAGCCGCCGACGGTATCAAATGCTCGCGAAAATACTTATTAGCCATGTCTACACCTTTTAGGAGCCACTAAACCAATCCAACCGCGACTGGCTATCCTCAGTCGCTTGCGGGGTATACGTGGTGTTCAGCTGACGAACAATCTGCTGCAACGCCTCAAGCGCTTGGTTAAACGCAACAGGATTGTAGTTCGGGTTAGTTCCCGAGCTAGGTAGGCGGATGTTGGTGATTTTGCTCATCGACGCCCGTCCGTACGCTGGTCAATTCGCGTAGAGCCGTATTTCCACCAGTCACCAAGGTTTTTGCTCGTAATAGACAGCGCAAGCTGACGGCCACGAATACGGGTGTCAATCTTGGTTGTGCTAGAAGTTACCGTGCCGATGGTCTCTCGCACCTGATCGCTCAACGGGTAATACCGAGACTGGAATTTAAGGTCCACGCTGCCACCGTCAATAGTAAAGTCGGGAATAACACGGTTAATAAACATTAAGCTATCGCCTTCACCGATGTCGAAATCACCGGAAACGATCTGCGCGAACATCGGCTCACCGTCCGCATCGTAGCCCTTCTCGTGCTCAAACAAGTAACCGTTCGGACCCGTTGCGATCGGATATGTAAATGCCCCACGATCAACCCACGACGTGCGTTCTAACTTACCAAGCCACCACAGCTGGTCAATTAAACCAAAGCTGACGTAGTGGTACGGCTCGTACGACCAGTTATTAGTGTCGGGATTAGATACCGTCGATTCGTCGTCATGCGCAGCGGCCACCGTGCCACGAACGCCTCGCGTGCAGCCTGTGAAACTGGAGTCTGTCTTGCCGGTGTAGTCGATGGTTTCGTTGTCGATTTGAATAGAGCCAGTCAGCGCATACCCAGCGGTTGAGCTAACGGTAATTGTCGTGTCTGACGCGGAGATCGCACCGTTTAGGGTACGAGTACCAACAGAAGTAGCAGGGTAGAACCACGTGATTTCGTGATTTTCACGGTCGAGGGAGGCGTGAACCTTAGCTTTCTGCTGGTCATCCAGCCCGTTAAATACGTAACGCTGAACAGTACACGGGTGAACCGCAGTACCACCTTGGTAGACGTAGAACGCGTTATCGCCCATCCAATACACGACGTTGTTGTACGCCGCCCACGCATTTGAGCTTACGATGCCGGAGGATGTACCCGCCTGACTGAACCCAAAAGTGTAGGGAGGGCCGATGTACTGCATAGCGTGAACGGTGTCGTCCGTCCAGATCAGAACCTGAGATTCAGTATTCGCAGCGGCCATAATCTCTGTGCCACCGGTCAAAAGCTGATCACCTGCGGTATTAACTGAAGTCACCGTCCAGTCGGTGTAATCCTCTTGCTGGCACCAGCGAATCTGCATGGAATCAAGGTCGGTAGCAGCACTCGCCGTTCCCGGCACGTTACAGCCAAAACACACCAGATGGCGGTCGCTCGTGACTACAAAATGGTTCACCTTATGCGGCGCCTGCGTGATCTGCGTGGCTCGGACTAGCGGGTTTGTAGCGTCCCACAGATACAGCGAGCCACCGATGTACCCCATAATCATGTCCTCGCCCCAGCTTTCAAAGTGCCAGACACGAGGGTCGAGGGACACACCCGCCGCTACCGCAGGGCGGTTCCAGCCAGCGCCTGAAGCACGAGCACGATTCCACTGTCCTGCACCCCAGCCGTACTGGTAAATGCCGTTAACCTCACCCGGATTGATCTGGTATGCGGCTGATACGGACGCCCCGCCACCGCCGGAGCCACCGGCTGACGCCGTAGTGGTTACAGTAATTGTGTAGCTGTCTGCGTCGACATAAGTGATCTTGTGCTCGGTGTTGATCTCCGCAGCGGGGATACCGTCCACGTCAGTGGAGCCAGAAATAGTTACCCACGCACCGTCGTCAGCGCCGTGAGCGGTGTCGTTTACCGTAATAACCGCAGAACCTGCGGTAGTATCGAAGGGGCCAGATAACGCCTGCGTTTCACGAATCGGGGTGATGTCTGTCAGGGTGCCACCACCCTCGATATAAACCTTCTCGTTCGTGCCAATGGCGAGGTAAATCGTACCGTCCAGCGTACGCTGGATATGCAGGGCGCGGGCAATACCGATAAGTTGGTCTGGGATGTACTTGTCCCAGCCGCCGATTTTCTCAGGCTTGCCGGAGCGGAAGCGAATCTTGTCAGACTGAATCCACCCACCCTCGTTGGTGTACGGGGTATTCTCTTTGTTAACCCCCGGCAGGAAGTCGAGTTTCATCAGCGCCATGAGCAGCCTCCATCGTATGCCGAAATTTTAGTCAGCATCGCGCTCTACCTCAACTTCTTCTTGCTGGTCAAGGTGAAGATTCGCGTTAATTTGCAAACTGACAGCTACAACATACCGAGAGCCGTTGTTTTGCACCACTTCAAATTGGGCGTTTCGGAACCAGAAACGGTCTCCCGGATTCAAGCTGCCGACTTCTACCCTGATTTTCATTTTTTCTTGCGCTTTAAGGGGGCTACCCGCTTAGGCTTGCCCGCTGGCTGCCCAAGTCTTTTCTTCTGAGCTATGCGGCTTTTCTTTTCCGCAGAGGTCATCTCTCCAGCAGTTTTAGGAGTCTTCGCAGAAATCCGCTTAGTTGGACGGCAATACGGAGTGCCACGTTTTTCGCCGTCTTGGCGACCGCATTCTTTACCTGTGCGAACATCTTTCCAGTCCTCCTTAAACCAGCGCTTCAGCGCCGCGCCCTTTTTAGTCTTTCTTACCGCCACGGGCTTTCCTGCATTTAGCTATGGCACCCGACGCATAAGCGGACGGGAACACCTTGTATTGGGATTTGACCTTGCGGTAGCAGGCGTCCTTTACGGTACCGCCTTTCTTGTAGTAACACCTCACGAGTGGCGCTCCATCAGTCGGTCGAGTTTGGCATCCAGTACTTCCAGCCGGTTCATAATCCGGTTGATGTCGGCGTGAACTTCAGCTTTCGTCACGTACTCTTTCGCCATTTCCTCGCGGGTACGATTCAACAAAATCTGCAAACGATCTACTTCTTCCGCTTGGCGTTTAATCAAAAAGCCAGCCGTCGCAAACGCAAAAGTCAGCACACCGTTCCAAAAAATCATTTCCATGGGTCACCACTTCACTTTGTCCGCCCAGTAGGCTGCGGACATTTTACCCTTGGCGATATTCTTGCCGTGGCGGGCTTTGAACGATTTACGCTTAGCTTTCATGCGAGCTGACTCGCCCGCTTTGGGCTTACCAGCAGTGCTGGCACCTTGCTCACCGAATCGAATGACCTTCTCCTTGCCGCCCTCGCACGCCTTGACGACGTGACTCTTCTTCGGGTGGCTTGGAGTGCGGCGCGGCTTGTTGCAAGCCATTGCGCCTTTATCAACCCGACCACCTTTAGCGTAATACCGTCTCATCAGCTTTTCCCAAGATAGAACGAACCGGCAGCCAAAATACTAATCTTCAGCCACTCAAAGGCAACAATAGCATTTTCTAGGCGAACAAACTCGGTCTGCGTCTTGGTAGTGTCGATCAAACCAAGCAAGTTGAAACCTGTGGTGCGCTCTACCGGAACCAGAATATCCAGACCAGTCAGGCCGCCCATCATCGCCCAAGCTCCCAGACCGATCATCGACAGCACGAAAATGCGGCGGGTCATCTTGGCGAACGGGTCGTTACCCACTCGTGCGGCGGCAGCATCAGCGGCGGCAGTGGCTCTCGCAGACGCGGCATCGGCCTCTTCGGTCTTCGCCTTCATCATCTGCATCATCATCTCATTCTGCGCTTTCTTCGCTTCCTGAGCTTTGTCAATCATCTTAAAGACGCCGCCGAGAGTCGCACCCCCAGCCATTGTCAGCAGTTCAACTGGGATCATGTCATTTACCTCCGAGGTAGACGTAGGTGGCAGTAGCGAAAAGAGCGCCGAGGGAAACTGAGATAAGAAAGTTTATGACCTCATTCATCCCCCTTCTCCTTTTTCTTTTCTTTGCCTTTTACATACGCATCAGCACCGAAGAAGGCACTGACTACTAATCCAACGGACATGAAGTACACGCCAGACATGTCCCCGATAATCTTGGACTCGTTGTCAAAACCGAGCGCGCCGCTGGCGAACACGAACAGCGGGTATCCAAGCATGCCGAACAGCGCAAACCAGACCATCTTACGTTGCTGATCTCGCTTGGCATCTTCGTCTTCCATCTCTCTGCGCATGCGCTCGATATGGATTTTGTATTCCGCTTCATCAATTTTTCCGTCGCCGTTGATGTCGGCTGCTTGAAAGTCAGTCATATTATCTCCAGTGCGGGCCATACGCCCAAGAAACCATACTCCGCCTGATCCCGGAAGTTACGGGCGCAACCCTATGCTGTAAGAAACTCGGGAACACTATAACTGACCCTTGTTCTAGTGTAATTTTTTCTATATCGGTGCCGTTTCCTATGTAAAGCTCGCCGCCTTCAAACTCAGACGTATCAGTTAGTAAAATAATACAGGACAACTTTCTGTCATACGCCTGCGGCGTCGCGTGCAAAAAAGAGTCAATGTGAAAATCGTAAAATGCGTTATTTTCCCCGTTGTACTTAGTGTACTGGCACTCTATTGAGTCTGTTACATCAATACCAAAAGCCTCTCGGTTCGCGTGCCACGTGTACATACGGACCATAGACACTAAATCTTGATCAGACGCAAAAAAAGTTTCGCTTATGCGCTGTTCAGGATCATTTCGACCTTCAGCATCAACGGTGGCGGAAGTCACCTTAGAGTCATACCGCTGTACCCATTGATCGCAGACTTCTGCTGCTACCGTTCCTTTAGGCCAAACCCAGTACTTATATCTCATTTTTTCCTACTATAAAGTTAAACGCTGCGGAAACACGCAGTTCATCGCTTTCGTTTCGATCCACAAAATGATTCATGGTGGCTGGAAAAACGACTAGCCTACCTTCCGTCGGTGTTATTGAGTAGTTACTCCAGTTCAGAGCGTTCAATCTATCAAAGCCGGGGACTATTGGCGTTATGCCGGGCCGCTCAAAAAACAGATCACCGCAATTTTCTGGGGCCTTCAAAAACAAAACTGCTGATAGGCAAACACCCAAATGATTGTGCAGCCGGTTGTAGTCGTGCTTACCATTTATGTTCAGCCAATAGCTTTCCAGCTTTAAGGCAGAGTCGAAGCCATAAGCGTACGCGGCTTGATTTGCGTGTTCTAGCACCAAATCAACTACGCCATCAAAAAAGGGATTATCTTTGTACTTGTAAGGGCAAGACTGCCAACCACCAGCGTTACTTATTTTGCTGCCTTCAGATTCATGCTGTAATTTGAAAATTTCAGATAAGCATACGTCAGCTACTGGCAAACCTTCGCTTATAAAAATAGAAGTGGTAAAAGGCTGAAATTCGATCATTAGTTCGCCAAAGGGTTGTCCAGAGCCTTCTGGAGTTTGTCCTCTAACTCGGCTTTGGTCTCCTCGACCTTAGCCTCGAACTTGTCCATTTTATCCTCGAACCGCACGATCTTGTCGTTGACCCGCTTCTCGATGTCGTAAGTCAGCTGCTTTGCATCGCGTAAATTCTGCTCGATGGATTCCAGCAAGCGTTCCTGAGTTTCGATCTTGTTGCTAGTCTGCTCCATCTGGGCAGCGTAGGCTCCGAGGTCGAGACTAGCAATTTCCTCTACCTTTTGGTACATCAGAAACCCTGCATATAAAGCACCAAGTGCGCTACTGCCCACACCGCCAGCAACCACCAGCCCAGTCCAATTAAAACTAAACCCCAAGACGGTGAATTTCTTTTGCGCCAGTGCATCCTTCGCCTCCTCGAATTTGTCCAGTTTGTCGTCTAAATCCGCCATTTATACCTCGGCATATAATCGACTATAATTCAATTATCAAACCCGCCTTGCAGCTTCTTCAGGTTCTCAAGTTCCTGTTGGAGTTTTTGCACCTCTAGCCGTCTAGCCTGAAGTTCCAGTTGATACAGCGTATTGCAGTTCACCCGCTCTCTAGGGGCATCTAGCGGGATCACGATGCGGGCATACAGGCCAATGTCTTTTGTGGTGGGATTGGCCGGGTCTTGACTGCTGAATGGGCTAGTCGCATTGTTCACGATGCCAGTCGCACCAATCTCAAAGTTGGTTGCCCCCCCGATACTGGCCGAGCATTCCATGTCACCCGCACGAATCTTGTCTGTGCCGTAGCTGCTGCCAGCGTTCGGCAGTTGCAGGTTGAGCGAGGAGTTATCAGCCATCGCTACACCGCAAAACATCAGTGCTATTGCTGGAATTTTGAGCATATTCGGCTCGCCAGTAGAGTGCCTGTTCCATCACCACGCAGCTTGGATTGACTGCAAATGTATTGCGCTTTCTCTGCGTCTTTGCTGCGGATATACACATCAAATTTGAGGTGTCCAAGATAGCGCACATGGGCCATGCGGTAGGCGCTCACGAATGGAATAGGCTGCCAGTCCTCAGTGAACACCCCGATCTCGTAGAACTCCACATCCTTCCGCTTGTTGAACAGTTCCATTTCCACCTTCGACACACCATCCACATGGGATGGCTTCAGCTTTGGGTAAGTCGGAACCATTTCATGCGCAAACGCTTGCCCACTAAGGAAAAGTAAGCATGTCGCCGAAATAGCTTTCGGGAACATCAGTCGTAAAGCCCCATTTCTTGGGCTTCCTTTGCCAGCTTATCAAGCGCATCTAGCCTCTGATACTCTGCCATGTCATGCTCGCCAATGGCTTGTCGCAGGGCATCCGCGGCTTTCTCTAGGGCATCCACAGCCTGTACCGCAGCTTTTCGCCAATCGCTCATTGCGCGATACACTCCGCCACCACTACAGATCGGTAGGTTCCGCCCGGAAACGCCTTGTTGCCGCCACCACCGTACGTCGCGGTTGATGCGACCTTAAACCAAGTCGTGCCAGTGGCAACCAAGTCATATTCCTTGGTCTGGTCGAAAGTGACGGCATCCGTGTCGTAGTCCGCCATTGCCACGTCGGAAACCTCCTGCACCTCAACTGAACCCGTCCAAGTCACCATATCGCTCAGGCTTGGGCTGGCAGAAAACGCTGTTGGGTAAGTAATCCGAGCCTTGTACGCATCCGCTAGGGAAACATCGTAGCGAACGATAGGCAGAACCCCGCCATCGGCAGGGGTGGTTGTCAGGGTATAGGCGTTTGGGTTGCCGTACACGCCAGCGGTATCCGTGTTAATCAGACAGCGACTCTGCACTGTGCCTTCGATTGGCACGTCCACTGCATACGCAGTTGCGCTACATAGACACATTATCGCCACTATTTTGACATTTTTCATTTGTATTGCTCCCCCACCATCTTGGTGTGCAATTTGTCGTTCGCCATACTGCGAAATGCCCGCTTATTGTCGGGCAGTTTGTTGTCTACCAGTACCACTGCTTCCTGATAGGTGCCGCCGGGTATTGTGGCTGCATAATATTGAGTCATTGTGACAGGATTCATCGCCCGAAGCATAGCGTTTTGCGTCATCTGGTTAGCGATGGTCAGGGCGTTGTCGTTGGCAGCCAGAGCCTTTTCCATATCAGGCTCTTCCTCCTCATCCTTGTCTTTCTTCTCGGCCTCGTCGTCCTCATACAGCTCTCTGTCAGTTTCAGCTGTGGCTATGCCAACAGCATCGTCCTCTAGGGCGTTGTAGGGGGTGATTACAGGTAAATCCGGCAGCGGAGCGACGTACGCCGGACAGGACGGGTCAGATTGAGGGTCAAAGCAGGGGTCTACCCTGTACGTGTAGATGACCGTTGGGTCTTCTACGCTACCCACTCCCGTGGTTTCGATTGAGCCGTCGCCCCAGTATTTGACGGGGCTATATCCAATCGGTACGAGCTTGTTGATTGTCTGCCCAGACTTGCCCGACCAATCATCCGTGGACCTGAATATATATCCACCGTCAACGGCGTTTTCATTTTGGATGCTAACTGAGAAGTTGTCTGGTCGCTCTTTGACTGCGGTGTAGCGGTAGATGACGCCGGTAATATCGACCCCCGGAACTGGCGCCACTCCCAGTACAGGTTCAGACATAGCCCAATTAGTACCCCCAACAGCAGCATTAGCGCTATAGCCATACTGATAGTCAGAATAGGAGGGCTGCGCCAAAGACGCCACCAATAATGCTGAGAGCTTTATTCCGCTTATCTTCAGCTGTTGGCTCATCGTCCTCTCCTTCTACAGGGGTTTTGTCCGTATGCACCTGCCAAGCAGCTTTTGCTGCGTCACCAATCAAACCGTCGTATGGGCAAGGTGTGCCTGCGTTCATCATGGCGTCAAACACCTTTTTGTCTTGGCACATTACCGAGACAGCGGCTACTTTCATGCCCATGTCGTAGAGGGTTTTGGCGTTCTTGAGCCTGATACAGTTTTCTTCGGTAAAGGTTGAACCGACTGAGATACCGAGAATTTGAGTTTGAACTGCACCGGTAGCCCCGATTGTGCAGAGATCAGAATTATTCCCAGCTGAAAACTGCGGTGCGATAGCCGACGGTGGCGGGCTTTTGACAGTAGTAACCTGATTGCCGTTAGTTGTTACGGTGCTGGTGGATTCAGTGACGATCGGGTCAGCGGCAAAAGTGTTAGCCGAATAAGCAATGAGGCCGCCCAAGAGCAGCCCCACTACCAACCAACCTACTTGCTCGACTGGATGCTTCATCTATTACGCCGTGCGCTTCCACATGTACACCGTGATGTACGGCTGGAGGTTAGCGTTAGTGCCGCTAGAACCTGAACTACCAGTAGTAAAGCTGTGGGTGTGTGCAGCTTCAGTGTCTGTGGTCAGTTCTGTCCCACCGTTATTATCAAAAACTGTAAGGTGGCTAATACCTGAAGGCCCGCCTCCGCCTTTTCTAGCGTTAGTAATTACGTGTGAGTGAGAGCCGCCTGAGTCTGTAGTACCTGTGTGCGTGTGGCTTACAACAACCGCATCCTTGGAACCACCGGTTTCGCCAAGCGTATCAAAGCTGGAATCTCCTGCATCAAGCCCGACAAGAACACGACCTGCGCCAAAAGCAGTCCAAGTACCAAACCCAAGCAAGGTTGCAGGGTTAGTTGATACTGACGCGTTGATGTAAACAGAACCGACCGGATACACAGACGACAAATCAACAGCAGGTATTGCATCAATTTCTTGCTGAACAAACTCTGTCGTTGCTAGCTGTGTCGTGTCAGTACCAGTTAAAGCTGTTGGGGCTGTAGGTGTGCCGGTTAGCGCCGGACTTGCAAGCGGGGCTTTTGCATTAAGCTGCGTCTGAATATTGCTTGTTACGCCGTCAACGTAATTTAATTCAGCAGTGGTTGCAGTCACGCCGTCGAGAATATTGAGCTCAGCCGTAGTGGAAGTTACGCCGTCGAGAATGTTCAATTCTGCGGTCGTTGAAGTGACGCCGTCCATAATATTAAGTTCGGCAGCGGTGGCTGTGATTCCCAGATCAGCGAGCGTAGTCGCGTCAAAACCATTGGAAATGTCAGCGACCTCAGCACCTGAACCTGCACCATCGCAATACACGACCTTAGTTTTACTGGCAGCCACACTTACATCGCCGCCTGAGCCCTGAGTCATCGTTACCGTCTGGTCAGAGTTGTTGACGATGAAGTACACTTTCTGCATATCGTTCGGGCTTACGGTCACGGTACAAGTACCGCCCGGAGAACCAGTAAACACGATTACAGCATGGCGCCCATTAGAGGCCGCACCGTCGGTCGTAGTTAAGGTGTAGGTAGTTGAGCTGAGGGAGACCGACACGATGCCCGCGACCATCTCCTCCATCAACTCCCAGTTGGTGTTGGTGGTATCGCCCCATGTGGTCGACTGTTCGCCGTCAGCAATGAGTTCGATGCCCGCCGGTGTATATGTACTTGCCATTTTTTAAATCCTACTAATCATTAGGTCCGCTCAAACACTCTCTAGCTAGAGGTGCGTCATACCAGCGTTGATTCTCCTCATCCCAGTATAGGGCGGACCCCTCGTACTGGCTAGGATCAGGTTTTGGTATTGGTGCTTCGTAGCGATACGTTTCTTTATTGAGAACCCAGCTATCAAATGGCTTGTTCTCCATAAACGCGTCGTCTTCTGGGACGTACGGAAACCCAACAGCCGCATAATTTTTTCTGAAGTTGGCATTGTACGAAGTTTGCACCCATTTAGTGTTTTCGCCAAATAGTTCTTTGCATCTAGCGATACCTAACAATTCAGACTCCTGCCCGTTTTCGTCCCGAATTTCCTTGTTAGAAATGACGACAACGCGCAAAACAATGTTGTTCTCATCTAACTCAGCGAAATGTGCCATCACCAAGTCCCCATAATCACGACAAGCCCCGATCCACCCGGTCCGCCGGGGTACCCCGCATTTGAGAAAGACCCTCCGCCACCGCCGCCAGTATTAGCGTCCGCCGCTGTGTACGGCCCGCCAGACGCGTAGTTAGCACCTTGGCCCCCGCCATAATAGATTCCAGTCTGCGAGTATGAGCCGTAGGAACCGCCGGTGGATTTGCTCAAGTTTGGAGATTGGTTACAGTTTCCTCTGGAACCTTCACCGCCGCCACCTACCGTGTAAGTAGTCCCTGCCATTGTGTATGAGCTGCCTTTTCCACCCGGCCCCCATTGCGAAGTATTAACCCAAGAGCCGTAGCAGCCGCCATCGCCTGAGCCACCGCCACCAGAGCCACCGTTTGATCCACCGCATGCAGTGCTAGGGCCCCAACCGTTGCCCGGCCCACCTTGGTAGCCCTGACCTGATATGCCAGAGCCACCGCTCGCGTTAACGTCTCGACCTACGCCCCCGCCAGACCCTCCAGAATTGGCACCGCCCCCCTGTCCGTTGCCGCCGTAGCCGCCCCCGCTGCAAGAGATGCCATTAAAAGATGAGCTTGAACCGTTAGTGCGAGAGCCGCCACCACCGCCGACAGTTACTGTGTAACTAGAACCGGCAGAAACAGTACTGGATTGGTATTTAACTCCGCCTGCACCGCCGCCACCGCCGCCATTACCTGCGCCGCCTCCAGCACCGCCAGCCACTACAAGAACGGTTACAGAAGTCCCAACCAAAGTGCCGGGCGCTGTCCAAGTACCCGACGAGGTAAAGGCTTGCGCTCTAAGAATTGGGGTATAGTTTGCGGTGTTATAAAACTGGTTTGCAGCAATTTGACCGCTTGTTGGAACACCGCTCACGTTAGTGTCGGTGTCGGTTACATAACCACCGCCGCCGTTACGATAGTATTCAGCTAGCCCAATAGGATCAGAACCACCAAATTCAGTTTGAATTTGTGAAAAACTAATTTGACCCGATGCTGGCAACGTCATTTCGCACCCTCCTTTAAGCCGCGATTTCGGTCCAAATATCTGTGTACGTCGGAGCTAAATTACCCCAAAGCGTCGGACGAACAACTAATCCAGTGCAAGATACACCTAAAGGCAGTACAACGGCATCGCCTTCTTGGCTTTCATTACCAAGATACGCGGTAGCAAAAACGCCGGTTTCAACAACTACAGCGGCAGCGATGACTTCTTCGTCATCAAGCACAGCTGTGGCTGATACGCCAGTTACATCAATATAGTTGTTTGTTACAAGAGACTGTGTACCAAGCGCGGTAGTTCCAACCAAACCAGTCTCAACAACGACGGCATCAGCCTCTACTACTTCATCATCAAGTGTAAGAGTCGCAGATACGCCGCTAGGTAGTACGTTAGCTTCGGCTATAACCTGTCGAATGTTGGGGAACATCGACGATTCAAAGCCAGTCACTTCAGTGACAGCTTTAGCTACAACCTCTACGTTGGCTAAAAACGTGGTTAAAACGTTTCCAGACAAATCAATATAGTTGTTGGTTTCTAGTGCTAGGGTTCCTTCACTGCCAGTAGCTTCTAGGCCACTAGGCGCAACAACTGCTTTAGCAATTACGTCTTCCGCGTTTTCAGATATGCCTGTAGCTTCTAAGCCCGCTGTTATAGCGAAGTTTGAATCAGCAGTTACAACTACAGAACCTAGCCCTGTTGTTCCAGCTAAACCAGTCTCAACAACTAGCGCTGGCGCTATGGCACTTACGTCGCCAACAGAAACCGTAGATTGAACGCCAGATATGCTTACCGTAGTGTTTACTACAACATCGCCTATACCAGCAAATGCCGCGCCTGCAATAGGGGCGTCACAAAATAACATCTCAGCCTACCTTGGCCTCAAGCTCTTTAACTTTTGCAGATAGCTCTTTGACCGCTTCGATTAAAATCGCATGAAGTTGATCATACTGAACTACATCATATTCAGTCGGATCGTCTTCACCGTTTGGTGATTTTAACGGAAGTGTAGTTGAGCGAACCGCAGAAGGCAGCACCTCTCTGACTTCCGTAGACAGGATACCCGCAGATTCGCGACCATCAACCTTGTAAGTGAAGGTGTAGCCAGTCAGCTTTTCGACTTTCTCCAACGCGCCTTCGACCTTCTGGATGTTGTCCTTCAGGCGTGGGTCAGAGGTTGTGGTCGAGTACGCAACTACGTTGCCGTCAACATGCAGGTCGCCATCGTTTTCGAGGCGCATGTCGAGATTGCCATCGAGATACCAGTTGTGCGTGGTTGTTTCTACGCCGTAATAGTCATTGGTATCGCGACCCATGTAGAACAGGTCGCCACGAGCGTCTGATTCAAGGCTGAAAGTCGTGCCACTCAAATCAAGCCCAGCACCAGCCGAATAAGTGGTGTTGGTGTCTGTAGGAGTTGCCCATGTGAATGTGCCATCTCCATCAGAACGTAGGAACTGCGAGGTAGTGCCGTTGCCAGAGACATTCAGTTCTGCTGCACCAACTGAATTATCAGTAATTGTGGCCGCATTGACTGTTGAAAGCGTGGCAAGAGAACCAAGACCCAAATTGGTACGCGCTGTAGCAGCACTGTCAAAAGTGTTGTTACAAGTACGGCTGTCACTTAAACGTGAATCGTTACCCTGACAAGCAGTTCCTGCTGACGTGCCGTAGTTAACGCTAAATGTTGTAGTGCTTAGTGTTAAGCCTGTACCTGCGCTGTACGTAGTATTGGTATCGGTAGGGGTAGCCCAAGTGAATGTGCCGTCACCATCAGAACGTAAGAACTGAGAAGTTGTGCCGTTACCTGAAACATTTAATTCGGCGGCGCCTACGCTGTTGTCGGTGATGGTTGAAGCGTCAACAGTTGAAAGTGTCGCCAACGCACCAAGACCGAGGCTTGTGCGTGCAGTTGCGCCAGATTCAGCCACCCAACCAGTTGCACTACCGACAATAAAATTGCCATCGGCAGAAGACAAACCTGCAATCGCAGTCAAGTCAGCATCCAGTGGCTGTTTGCCGTCCAACGCAGTCTGAAGACCGTCCACGTTAGCGATAGTGTGATTGTGCGAGTCATCAGCAACCGTAGCAGTGATGGAGGCGTTGGCCGAACCATCGAACGAAGCGGAACCAGTCACATCGCCAGTCAGGCTGATGGTGCGAGAAGTAGCCAGCTTGGTAGCAGTTGCCGCGTTGCCGCTGGTGCTCTGATTACCTGCGGCATTTACACCCGGCAGGTTGATGTTGGCAGTGCCGTCGAAGCTAACGCCACCGATAGTACGAGCAGTTTGAAGCGCTGTTGCTGTTGAAGAATTGCCACTTAACGCCGCAGTAATCGTACCAGCAGAGAAATTACCAGAGCCGTCACGAGCAACGATTGCACTCGCCGTATTCGCGCTTGTAGCGTTAGATGTTACGGTAAACGTGACGTTGTCAGAATCGTTCGCAGTGAACGATGCGCTACCGGACAGACCGGTACCAGACACGCCCATCGACAGAGTGCCGTCGTTAATTACAGCAGTAGCCGAAGCCAATGCTGTAATGTGACCGAACCCGTCAAGAGTAATATCTTGGATGAACGTATTGCCTGAGTTGTTAACTGACGCCTGAGATGAGGTGTCAGTGTGGCTAAACTCTGTGCCAGTCAAGTCAAGACCGGTGCCAGCGGTGTAGGTGCCTGCACCAGAGAACTGAATAACCGTGATGTCGTCGGTACCAACTACGAAAGTTTCAGAATCCGCAACAGTCATTACCCAGCCGGTACCTGCGTTAGCAGTGCCACCCTGAATGAAAATGTAGCCGCCCGGAATCTCGTCTGCGGTGTCGCAATATCCGCAACGGGTGAAGACCCATGAAGTGCCGCCATCACCAACAGTAGACAGATAATAGCGGCCGTTTTCTTCGGCTGCGGTCTGATCCTTCAGCAACAAGCCTTGGCCTACCGTGTCAAAGGTAACGCCGTCAACAGTAAAGGACGCCGCCGCAGCGAAGGTCATGGTTGCGCCAACGCCAGCAGTGCCGTTGTTGTACGTGCCGCTGATGTTCGCAGTAGAAGCTGCGTCTGCCGCCGGTTTCAGTGCTACACCCTGAGCCACCTCATCCACATACGCCTTAGTCGCAGCATGGAGGTTGGATGTTGGGTCTGCATGCAGGGTCAGGAACCCCGTCATGGTATCTCCAGCCTTTTCAACCATCGCATCAAGCTGGGTCTGAATCGCTGAAGTTACGCCATCGACGTAGTTCAGCTCAGTTGCCGTCGCCGTCAAGCCAAGGTTGATAAGAGCATTTGCTGCCGTAGAAGCACCCGTACCACCAGAGGCTACTGGAACTGTCGCGCTGTTTGGAATCGTGACGCTAGAGCCGTCGACGATAACCGCCCGTTCAGACGGATAAACAACGTATACGTCTTTCGTGCCTGCGGAAAAGTTAACTGCCGACCCGCTATTTGACGAATCAAAAATAGTGTCGCGGCTAAGCGATGGACCAGCCGCACTATACGTACCAATACCAACCTCCCACTCTGAGCCCAGAGCAGAAGAGATGGTGTAATACGTAGTGTTGCCGTCGCCAACAACTGAGAAATCTTGAAAACCAGTTGCCGCTGCGGCAAGACTAACGCTGCCAGTTCCCGTTGTGGTCGTCGTGGTTTTTACACGATCAGCAATTACCAGTGCCATAACGGCTTTCCCCTACAAAATTAAGCGATACGAATAATCGCGTTAGACGCGTCAGCAGTTGGGAACTGAATCGTAAAATCGCCGTTGGTTGAGGTCTTATCACCACCAAATTCCAACACACATACAGCCGCATCAGAAGCGTGGTCGTCATTGTAGATTAACGCGCCGTTAGCAGTGATAGTGGCGGCAGACCAAGTCACGTCAGCAAAATCAGTGAAAGCGGTTGTGCCAGAGGTAGTCGGGGTCACATTAGTTAGAGCTTCCCCTGCTGTGGTGTAACCAGTACCGGATACTTCGTTAGTTGCACTGTACGCGGTAGTGCCAGCGCCGAGAGTGGCTGAGCTGGTATACAGAGCGATGCGAAAAGTATCGCCGGTAGTGTTAGTGAAATTATGTTCTGCGGTCAGCAGCTCCGATTTGAAGCTGGTGCACATTGCTTGAGAAATAGCCATTGTCAGAGTCTCCTGATCATTTCAGATAGCTTAGGTTGACCTGCCGCGTCTAACGCTGCGCAGACCGTGGTTCTGTCGCTTCGCGCTGCTTGCTTCAAATAATGAATCAATACATGACGAATGCGGTCTTGGAAGGCACGGGCTTGTTCCCGCACTATCGGGTCAGCGTTGTCAGACACTGACACAATTTTTTCCAGAGCATGCTCAGCAAGCTCTTCTGGAGTAAAACCACGATTGCTAGTGGTCTTCACCTTTACATCAAATGGCTGCACGTCAACCTGCACACCAAACATTAGTCCTTACTCCGTCTGTAGAAATCTAAACCTTCCGCCGCTTGCGCAAAAGCATTAATTCGGCTTAAAGCGCGCTGGAAGAAGTTTTCGTACTGCCCAATCATATCAGGCTCGCCTTTCATAAACGTGTACGCTTCCACCAAGGCACCATATAAGAGGGCCGGACCTGCGTTTTCACTAAGCCACGTTTGCGTCGATCCTGACGTAGAAGTGAGTGAAGGCGGACGGTAGAAATAGTGGAGTTCAACGTCATACGCAGCATTTGGAGTCGGACCGATAATAAAATTCTGTAGGTCGAAATCTGCGTAATAACGCGGCGAACTCGTATCGGTAGCATCAGGCCAAAACTCCTGAATAAAATTTACGTCTTTGTTGAGCAAAAACTGCTTGTCGCCATTGCTGTCGGTAAAGCTGAGCGAAAAATTAAACAGCCAATCAGATGGCTTCGGCAAATACTTGTTGCCGCTCACAAAAGAGGCGCTGGCATTTTTACGAAACGCCTCAAGCGGTGCTTCCTTCAGCACACGCTCTTCCGCAGCTTCAATAAAGCTGTTCAGTTGGCTGACGAACACGGTTTCAGTGTTGTCCGTGTAGTCCTGTATCGCCTGCTTCAGCGTTGCTAAGGTATAACCAGCCATTAGGGCAACCCGTTAATAAAATCATTCAAAGTCGTTACGTCAGATGCGCTCATCGGAGTTTCTGCCACATCTGGACGAGCGTCGCGTAGAGCCTCAGCATCAGCGCGAACGATAGGAGGATCAAGCTGAGGATGCTTAGTTTCAAAGCACTCAGGGCAGACGCGTGAGCCATTCCATTCTTCCCGCATAGCGGAGTACTTGACTTGGAACCCACACCGGTCGCAGATCGCTAACGCGTATTTGCCGGATGCGAATGCCATTGTCAGAACCCGTACGCCCGATAATCAGGGCGAATCCGTAACGACCCACGCTCGGTGTCCTCGTTCGCAGCACGAGCGAAGTCCTCTTCGTAAATCTGCTTAGCCATCGTGGCTCTTTCTGGAGCCATTTTCAGCGCCAAATAGTACGCCAACCCTGACACCATGCACGGGATAAACCGGCTCGGTACGTCAAGATCATTTGTCAGCGTGTCGGCATCCTCAATNCGCTGTACGCGCTGGGTGATGACGACATCCGTGCTGTTCTCAGGGGCAGGCCACACGTAGAAACTTGGGGTCGCCGTGCGCTCGACGTATATCTGCGTCGGTCTGCCAGTCTGAGCTTTATTCGGAATATTCAAATAATCTTCGCGGCTGATGCGCTCAAGGCTGTAGTCAATACCACTACGGCGAACTACAGCCTCCAAC